ACCCCGCCGAGCGGCGGCAATGCCACGCACGGCAGCGGACGCGCCGCAGCACTGGCGGCGAAGTACGCGCAAGATATGTATGGCGCAGTTGCGCCGGAAGGAGCAAATAAATGAGCTTTACCAGCAAGGCAACCGGGACTGTTTACCAGCCCGGTTATTTTCTTGAGAACGCGGAAGACGCAATCCGCGAAACTAAGCAGATTAAGCAGTCAGGCGCCACCAACGCCGAAAACGGCGCGAAGTACGTCAAAATGGGGACTGTTTACCCCGCGAACGACGGCACTGCCGTCGGCATCGTGTACGAGGACGTGGACGTTACCAGCGGCGATATGCCCGGCAGCGTCGTGACGCGCGGCACGGTTTACGAGAGCCGTCTGCCCGCCGCAATCAACAGCACCGCCAAGAGCGCTCTGACGGCAAAGGGCTTCTACTTCATCGCCGCCGAAGCCGCGACGGTGCGTCCGTACTGACGAAAGGAGAATACTATGCAGATTCCATCTTTTGAGAACAATATTTTCGGTCTTATCCCCAAAGAAGAGTGGCTGGACGTTGGCTTCAACGTCACCCGCCCGAACGACCCGGTTGACGCGCTGTTTCCCGACGAATACAGTGAAAATCTCGTGGCTAAGTGGCAGGAGATTGCCAACCAGTACCAGCTTCCCGTGATGGCTGACTTCCACAGCTTCGACAGCCGGACGAACATCGCCACCCGCATCCCCGTCGACACGCACAGCATCGAGAAGGGACTGATTAAGGTAAAGATTAACCAGTCCGAGCGTATGCGTGCGCTGCTGCGTTCCGGCGTGCAGAATGATGCTATGTACGACTACGTTATCCGTGACGGCATCATGCTCGCCGACCAAGTTGTTACGCGCACGAAGGTTGCGAAGAACGAGGTTCTGGCGACTGGCAAAATGACCATCAAGGAGAACGACCTCGACCTGACCATCGACTATGGCGTGAAGCCGGAACAGACGGAATTCACGTTCGATTTCAGCGAGGACGCGGACATCCCGGCACAGATTCAGTTTGTGTCTGACACCGCTCAGGAAGCGGGAACAACGGTTGACACCATCGTTACAAGTCGCAAAGTGCGGAATCAGATGCGTGCAAACCGTGCAATCCAGAAGCGCATCAACGGCACGTTGAGCGAGGGCGCGTATGTGAGCAACGCCGCGCTGGATACGTTCCTTTCCACGGAGTACGGCATCAACCGCGTTATCACTAACGATTTGCAGTACGCCATTGATGGCGGCATCGGTGCGGACGGGCGACCGATTCGCACGACCAAGCGCTATTTCCCGCAGAACAAGATGACGTTCCTCGGCACGGGCAGCGCCATGACGCGCATCGGCGCGGGCTTGTGGGGACAGACCCCGGAAGAAACGGTCAACACCGCGAACACCGGGCTTAACGTCAACCAGTCCGGTCAGCACCGCTATGTGATGGTGTCGCAGTGGGTCGAAAATGACCCTGTCGTTCTGTGGACGCGGGCATCCGGCTTGTTTATGCCGGTTATCTTTAATCCGCAGAGCATCTGGATTGCTACCATCACAGACGCGGCGACGGGACAGTTGACGGTTTCTTCCGACGCTGGCACGGGCAAGGGCAACACGAAGTTGACTGTCAGCCCCGCGAAGGAATCCAGTTCCAACCTGTACAAGGTGAAGGCTGGCAGCACCGCGCCTACTGCGACCTATGGGCAGAATGTCCGCACTTGGAGCAACTGGGACGGCACGTCCGACCTTGCGATTGCAACCGGGCAGAAGGTGACGGTTGCGGAATGCACCAGCGACTACCGCGTGATTCGCTCCGGCAGCGCGACGGTGACGGCAGCGACCTAATGGAGGTGGAAACATGGCTGTGACGCTGGAAATGGCAATGCGCGAGTGTAACAACTTTTTTGAGCGCTGCAAGTACGCAGGGGAGATTCGCATCGCGGGCGGTAAAATCGTTCCTGATGTAGGTTCTCCGTATGTGTACATCAGCGGCAGCGCGCGGAACGACGGCGTTCACAGCCTTGTTTCTGGCGCAATGGAGGACGCAGACGGGGAGGAAACTTTCGACGGCACGTTGTGGTTTCTTTACCCGCCGCGCCCGTTCATCGAAATTGCAAAAGAATGCGCGGAGTACGAGACGAAAAACCCGACGGGGGCATATACGTCGGAATCGTTCGGGCATTACAGCTATTCGCGCGCAACCGGGAGCAACGGCGTTGTGACGTGGCAAGCGGCATTCGCGGACAAGCTGCGACCGTATCGCCATATGTACACGGAGGTGTGCTGATGGCGTGGAGTGATTTTCTGGATGACGCTTGCATCGTAGACAAGCGCACGGAATCCGACGGCATGGGCGGCATCGTTGTCACATGGGCAGATGGCGCGCCGTTCCGTGCCGGATTCATCCGCAACAGCAGCACGGAAGCTCGGATTGCATACCAGAACGGCATCCGCGAACTTTTTACCATCGTCTTTTCCGATATGCTGGAATTGCTTCCGAACGACCGCGTGAAGCGGATTTCCGACGGCAAAGTCTTCCGCATCACGTCGGACGCGCGGGATATGACAACGCCGGAGCAGAGCGATATGCACTTTCGCGAGGCGGACGCGGAGGTGGTGACGGCATGATTGACTTGCAGCGGAAACTATACAAGTTTTGGAACAGTTTCACCTACGAGGGCAAGCCAATTCCCGCGTATGTTGAGGACGCAGTGCCGGAGGAAGCGTCTTTTCCCTATTTTGCGTTTCAGTTGCAAGAGGGAGACACATTCGGAAAATCTACAATGATTTGCACGCTGTGCTGTCAGGCGGAAAACGGCAGCAACGTCAACTTGCAGCGCGCCGCAATCCTTGACGAAGTTCGCCGCGCTATTCCGCCGGAGGGAACGGCAATCTATTGCGACGATGGCTTTATCACGCTGTACCGCAACAATAGCAACTTTTTCCGCCTCGAAGTGGACACGACGCTCAAGAGCGTCTGCTATGGACGGATTTACTACGAAATAGTGACTTATTACACCTAACAGGAGGTAACAAAATGACGACTGGTCTTCGGGCAAGTACATTTGAAAACTTGCAGCTCAACGCCGGGATGTTTCTTGCTAATTTCGACTATTCCACCGCCACGGACGCGGCGACGCTGGGCGCGCTGCTGAAAACGGAGCGCGAAAAGACAAGCGGCTCTGCGCTGATTGGCGCAACGCGCGGCGGCGGCACGTTCGTCTGCACGCCCAACACGCGCAGCATCGAAGCGGACGGCAAGCGAGAGGAATGGAAAGGCAGCAGCGTCAACGATGGTTGGACTATCAAGCTGACGACTACCCTGCTGGAAATCAACGCAACCAACCTTAAGCGTTCTTTTGGCACTGCCGATGTAACGGACACGGAGAAGAAGCACACAATCAAGATTCGCACCGACATCAAGGCCGCGGACTATATTGAGAGTCTCGTCTGGGTGGGCGACACCTCGAAGGGCTATGTGCTGATTGCCATCAAAAACGCGCTGAACACGGCGGGCGCAACGCTGACGTGGACGGACAAGGGCGAGGGCACTATTCCGGTGGAGTTTACCGCGCATCAGGACGGGCTTGAAACCGACGGATATGCCCCTTGCGAGGTTATTTTCTTCGACCCCGCCGCCTAACAACACGCGGCAGGGTTCGAGCCCTGCCGCATTTTAGTGAATCTGAGGAGGAAAACGCATGAATACCGCAACCGCATTTGAACAGATGGCGAACGCTATTCCCTACATCGACAAGCTGGTAAATAGCAAGGAAATGAAAGCCTTTGTGGAAGAAAAGAGCAAGGGCGACGTTGTCGGGCGCGACATCCTGATGAAGATGCTGCCGATTTTGTACGCCAAGCATCCGAAGGAAACGATGGGGATTCTCGGCGCGATGCACGGCAAGACGGCGGAGGAAGTCGCAGAAATGGACTTCACCGAAACCGCCGCCATGATGGACAAGGACACGCTCGATTCGCTGTTTGCTTTTTTTACCTTTGCGCTTCGTCTGGGGTGCATCATGTAATCCCTGTGCTGTACAAGTACCGCCCGCAAAACGTTCACGCGCTGGGGGTGCTTCTGGCGCACGAAACGCAGGAGGAAGCAAAACGTTGCTACATGGCTAATATGGCGTGGATGACGGTGCTTGCTATTTCGTCGTTCGGCGGCGCGAATCTTGAAATCCCGTCATACAGCGACGTTTTCGGCGAAGAAAAACACGAAACAAAGCAAAAAACAGCAGAGGAAATCTGCGACGATATTATAAACGGACTAATGGCGAGGGGAGGTGCAGAAGATGGCGGAAGCATTTGAGTTGTACGCAAGTTTCAAGATTGATACAAGCGGATACACGCAGGAACTGAATAAAATCCGGCAGGAAATGCAGCAGTTTCAGCAAGAGCTAAACAGCTTTGCTGTGCATCCGACGTTCGACGGTGGACGTTTTCAAGCAGAATTGCAGCAAGCGCAGCAGCAGTCCACGCAAGCGACGGAAGAAATCAAGCGTTTGCAGCAGCAAATCCAGTCTTTACAGCAAGCCGCAGACGGCGGTTCTGGCGATTCGGGCGGCGGTGTGCTGAGCGGATTTTTGAGCCGCCTTGATGTGATTGGCGATATTGCAAGCGGGCAGTTCCTTGCCAATATGGCAGTGAATGGCATCAATAGCATTATCGACGGCGTTACGGGTTCAATTAGCGAATCAATCGAACTTGCATCCGACCTTACGGAGACGCAGAACGTTGTGGATGTGACGTTTGAGGATTCCGCATCCACTATCAACAAGTGGGCGCAGGAGGCGCTGAACGCCTACGGCATCACGGAAACCAAAGCGAAACAGTATTCGTCTACACTGGGCGCTATGCTTAAGTCGATGGGCATCGCGGATGACCAAGTTCTCCAAATGTCAATGGATATGGCGGGGCTGGCGGCAGATATGGCGTCGTTCTACAACCTCGACCACGATACGGCATTTGAGAAAATCCGCTCCGGCATCTCCGGGGAAACCGAGCCCTTGAAGGCGCTTGGTTTGAACCTGTCCGTCGCAAACCTGAACGCCTTTGCACTCGAAAAGGGCATGACAAAGACGTTCGACAAGATGACGCAGGCGGAACAAGCAACGCTGCGCTATCAGTATCTGCTGGAAGCCACGAAGGACGCGCAGGGCGACTTTGCGCGAACCGGGGACAGCTTCTCGAATGAGATGCGCAAGCTGCAAACGAACCTCGACCGCATCAAGACGGAGTTTGGCAAGGGGCTGCTGGGCGTTGTAACGCCCGCGATTTCGCTGCTCAACAACGTGCTGTCTGACAAGTCATACCAGTACACGACAGCCGAAAAAATCATGCAAGAGCGGGACGAATCAATATACGACGCAAAGGCGACCTATGCGCAGTCGCTCACAATCGTTAATTCCATGCGCAACATGGAGCAGGAGAGCGGCGAAGCTGTAAAGGCAACGAAAGCGTGGCAGGAAGCCCTCGAAAACCTTAAAAACGTTATGCCGGGACTTTCGCAATACGTTGATTTAACCTCTGACGCCATTATGGGCAACACAGAGAGAATTAAACAGTATGTGGATACCGTGAATGGCGTGTCGCTGTATGGTGCACATGATACCGCCGTTACCGATGCACAAGCAGCAGTTGATGAAACGGAAAAACAGCTTGAATCCCTATATGCACGCAGAGATTATCTAAACTCGCTAATTGTGGGGTCTAATGCTGAAGAAGTAAAAGCCGCATATCATGATGTGGTAGAAAATGCCTATCAGTCCTTTGTCCGCACAATGGCTGGAACAAATGCCAACTATACGTTTGCCAATACATTTGACGAATTTTTTGCATCGCAATATGATGAAGTCGACAGGGCGATTCGCGGGGTTGGAGATTCTTCCATAAATCTCTTCGATTTCGGAGACATGCAAGCTGCGGCGTGGAGCAAGCTCACAGAAGCAATGAGCTTGCAAACATTCGATAGCAGCGCCGCCGCCGGAGAATTGGAAGATGTCAATAAGCAAATCGAAGAAACGAACGAGGAGTTGAACGAGAATCAGACCGCGCTTGCAAGGGCAACAGCGGAATGGGAAGCGTACAAACGTGCACACCCGGAAGCCGAAGAACAGGTAAAATTCAACGAAGCCATTGAGGACGAGAAGAAAGCGCTCGAAGACCTTAAAAGCACGGTGAAAGACGTTTACACCTACCAGGAAGATGCGCTGAAGAAGATGCAGAAATCTTACAAGGGCGTTGCGTCTGGATTTGGCTTCATGGTAAAGCACACGCGGGATGAAATGCAAGAATTGCTGAACACAACTTATAGCGAAGAAAACGTTATGGGTTGGTGGGAACAGAACGCAAACGTCCTTGAAGAGTATAACGCCCAGCTTCGCGAAGCAAGAGACGCAGGGCTGGACACTGGCATCATTGAAGGGCTTTTAACCTATTCAACAGAGAATGAGGCTACGCTGGCTCGCTATATCGACATGGCGCGAAATAATCCAGATGCGATTGCTGCGCTAAATGCGAAATATGCACGAGTAAGAGCAGCCGAAAATGATAGCGCGGCATTCGCAACAGAAATTACTCTTGCGAATGATGAAACCTATCAGTCAATGCTTTCAACCATGGAGAAGGCGCTCGAAGCGTTTGACCAAAAGGACGCAATCACTGCGTACATGGCGGAAAATGACAGCGCGTTTTTGGCTGGCATCGACGACATACGCAAGACGCTCGAAGCGGAAATTCCGGGCATCAATGCGCTTCTCGAACAGTTGGGGTTCAAGCAAATCGATTACGAACTGAAAGATAAGCCGTGGATATCCGACTTCTTCGTTCGCGGCGATGCTGACCAGCGAGAAGAAGATATTGCGCACGAGAAAACCGCCCCGACGCTCAAAGAGCAAGCGCAAGCACGCCGCGCCCGCGAACAGGCACGAGCGCGAAGCGGCTATGCGGACATGATTGAGGATGGGCTAATGCCCGACGACATCAAAGCCCGCGCGCAGCGGTGGAATCGGCTCGTCGAAATAAAGACGCAGGAAATGAACGACATCGTTGACATTTTGGAACAGCGCATGGAGGAAAACCAGCGTCAGCGGGAAGCCGAAGAAGCGGAGCAGTGGAACAATCGAGCAACAAAAGATATGCCGCCACTGTATATGATGGACACGATTATTGCCAACGCAGCGCACCCTAAATTTGTGCCGAATACATACATCGGCGCACCTTCGAGCGAACAGCAAGAAAAAACAACGGGCGGCAATGTTTTCTCCGCCATCGAAAGCGCCATTGACGCAGCAAAAGAAATCGAAAGTAGAACGATACAGGAAGATTTTGTAACGCAGTCTATTTTCAATGCGCTTGGAGAAATGATGGAGAACTACAAGGAAAGCCTAAGAAATAATAGCGCACCCAACATTTTTAGCAATAGCGACGGCGTTCTCTTCGTTCAAGTTACAAACCCGGACGAAATTGCGAACGCGGTTTCCGGGCTTCCGCCAACAACCATCAATAACACATTCAGCGTGGACGGCAAAACCGTCGCAACGGAGGTTGCTCCCATTGTTAACAAGATAATCGGCAGGGGCATCCGTGGAAATCTGATGGAGGTGGCGCGATAAATGGTAACACGATACCGCGCGTGGATGGGTGAGGAAGCGCTGGAAGACCTCGACCCGTCCATTATCATCATCGACATTTCGGAGGACGCGCCGAAGGAAGCCGTGACAACCGAAGCACGCCCCGGCGGGGGAATGTACCTCACCGGGCAGCTTCGGCAGTCCATCACGGTAACAATCGCCGTGGAAATCCACGAAGCAAACACCATCCACAGGCAGCTTGTCCTCGGTAAAATCATGCGCTGGGGCAGCGGTGGACAGTACCTGCGCACGTCATACCGCCCGGAACAGCGATTATACATCGACAGCATCGAGGCGGCGAGTGTTTCCGCGCTCAAGTGGACGGATACGCTGGGAATCAAGCTGACGGCATACCAGCGTCCGTGGTGGGAGGAAGCAACTGTTTCCAAAATGGAAACAGTTGAAGCAAGCAAAAGTGGCATCCTGACGGTTTACAACCGCGGGGAAATGCCCTGCCCACTGGAAGCCGTTTTTGTGGCAATCGACACGCTGACAAGCATTGCAATCAGTTGCGGCAACGAAAAAATCGCGCTGACGAACATCAGCGTGAAAACAGGCGAGGAAATCCGCATAGGACACGACGATAACGGCATCCAGCAAATCACGGCGGCAGGGCAATCCGCAATGAGAAACCGAAACGGGCAGTCCGCCGACGAAATCACGCTAAAACCCGGAATCAATAAGGTGTCGTTCAGCGGCGACGGGCTTTTGTCGCTAACGGTTACGGCGAGGGGGCGGAAATATTAACTACAAAGCATATGGCACACCGCAGGAAGTAACCTTAACGTCAAAATGGAAATGTATCGAAACAGCAACCGGATGGTATTACGACTATGGTCCGACAATCGATAGGCGCAATATTACGTTTCCAGTCGTTCTCCCTGCTGACGCGGTGATTACTTCGGCAAGAGTACACGCGGATTTCCGCCGTGACCTCTTCGGCAATCAGCAGAAACAAGACGTAAATGATGTGCACGTTGACGAAGCGGGTTTTGCGACGGTAACGCTTCCAGATGGCGCGCTTACAACTTCTTTTGTCGCCACGCTATCATTTCAAGCGTGGGGAACGATATACACCGACACCAAACCGCGTTCCATATCCCCGGACGTCCGCGACATCTACCTCACAATCGACTATGTTTCCGGCATCATCCCAGACCCGGACGCAAGCAAAGCATACACAAACAACGTTCGTTTGCCGCGTCTGCTGGACAAAAATCTACGAGAAATCAAGCGCTTGCGCCCTTCTTCGTTGTCTTTGTCGCTGACAATCGACGATATTTCCACCGCGAGCATGACGCTCGTGGACGGCACATGGATGGACGCAACGCAGTTCGTGGAGTTGTACCACATCGGCGGCAGCGTCGGCATCTTCCGCTTGCGCTCGGACACACAAAATTTCCGCAACTACGCAACGCAGGAAGTCAATCTTGACCACGCTATTTCCACGCTGATGGACGGACTTCTCCCGGAGCAGCTAAAAATCGGCAGCGCATCCGTTGACGCGGTTGACGTGCTGGCGCAGCTTCTCACATACCAGCCGGAAACACGCTGGCAGATGGGAACGTGCGAGTTATCGCAACACCTCACATACGACTTTGACGCAGGGACGAACATCTGGACAGCAATCAACAACGTCAAGAACTTGTCGCCCGCAGAAATGATGTGGCAGTACGACTTTTCCACCCATCCGTGGACGCTCAATCTCGTTAATATGCCAAACACCGTCTCCTGTGAAGCGCGTTTTAACGGCGCGCTAACCAGCGCAACGGTCAGCACCGACCGCGACGACCTTGTGACCCGTATGTACGCATACGGTAAAAACGGCATCACCGTTGGCACGGTAAACGATGGCAAGGACTACATCGACGCGGACACCATCAACGAGTGGGGCATCGTGTGCGGCAAATACTCCGATAACAGCATCACGGACAAGGAAACGCTGCTGGAAAACGCAAAGAAGGAACTGGCGAAAAAGAAAACCCCGCCAATTTCCATTGACGTTTCCCTTGTGGAGCTTTCCGCCATAACAGGATTGCCCTACGACCATTTCCGGCTGGGGAGCATCTGCCGGGTTGCAATGCCTAAATTCGGGCGCTGCTACGATGAGCGCATTCTCACGCTCAACGCGGACAATGTGCTGCTTGAGCCGCAAAAGGTACAAGTCACCATGTCAACGGAGGGCAAGAGCGTCAGCGGCATCATTGAGGCGCTGGGCGGCAAGAGTGGACTTATTTCCGCCGGAACGGAATAAGGAGGACGCATGAATGAGTTAAATTATACTTGCAACTTGTCTGCTGGGTTGCGGATGACACCGCTCAAAGCGGCGCTCGTGCAAGGCGAAGCAAACGCCCACACGCTGAAAATCGCGTTTGAGAAGGACGGCGCACCGTATAGCATGGATTCGGGCGCAACGATTGTCGGCAGCTTTATCAGGCTGGATAGCGTCGCAAGCACAGACGAGAACCCGACGATTCTTCTTCAAGGCGCAGTCAGCGACGGCGTGGCATCCGTGACGCTTTCCGCTGCTTGCTATGCTGTTGTTGGGCGTTTCCGCCTGATGGTCACGGCGACGGTCGGCGAGGACACGACGGCTATCTTGTGGCTTGAGGGACGCGTCGCGGTGGGAGCAACCGGGACGGTGTACGACCCGGATAACGTCATCCCCGACATTACAACGGTGCTTGCAAAGGTTGAAGACTGCAAAAACGCAGCGGCAAACGCGAATGCAGCGGCAGAAAGCGCAACATCCGCAGCGCAGCAGTTCCTGGGGAAGTACATCACGGATGAGGAAAAATTGTTACTTCTGGAACTGCTGCAAATGGGTGCATATCGCTCCAACACCGCCGCGCAAAATTATAACAAGCTATACGCAGCGTGGAAGGACGATGTATCAGCGCTTGAGGCACAGCGCCCGCAAATCATCAGCGTTGAGGCGGACAAAACGACAATCGCCGTCGGCGAAAGCGTGACGTTCGCGGTAACGCAAAAGAACGCGGCATCAATCCGGTTCCTTGTGGACGGCACAGTAAACGAGCGAATCTATGACGTTCAGCAGGA